ATCCAGGCCCACCGGGATCTGGAAAGTCGCAGTGACGTTGGGGCCGCCGCCCGAATAACCCGTGCCATCTCCGGCGCCGGTCTTGCCGCTGGCGATAAACACGATGTAGTTCTCGTTCGGCACCTGGGTAATGACGAACTCATTATTTAGAGCCGAGGCCGGAAAGCCGTCTACACCCGTGCCGAAATTGTCGTCCTCTACGCCGCTGAAGATCACATGATCGCCGGGCTGAGCCGGCCCGTGGTTGGGCACGTGCGCCTGCATGGTAGCGGTACCCGAGCCGTCCATCGGATCGTCCAGAATCAGAAACGGCCCGTCCGTACCGCCGCCCTGCGGCGGATCGTCAGGCAGGGGAGTGATGACTGTGCGGATCGGCGTGATGTCGTAGTAGCTGGATCCCCAGAGAATGTAGAGCTTGGTATTGGTTCCCAGGCCAATGTAACGATCAAACTCGAGCGAACTCCACTCGTGCAGCGCGCGGCAGGTGCCATCGAAGAGACTATTGGTCACCGGCACCCAGCCCCCGATCTTCTCGGGATAGCCGGCGCGGAAGCGCACTTTGTCGGCGTCATACCAGCCGCCCGAGTTGGCGTACTCGGTCGCTTCGCGTACGATGCCCGGAGTGAAGTTCAGCTTCTGGATCATGGCATTTTCGGTTGACCGTTCTGCGCCGCTTCCGGCAGCTGGGCGAGCAGTGGCTCCAGCCAAAGCCGATCGGCCGAGGTCATGAAGTACGGCCACTCGTCGATGGCTTTACGAAGGCGCGTGCCCTCAATCTCGGTAACCTCGAAAGGCTTGGGCGCCAGCTTCAGGGTGCGGTCCCACATCACCGCCTCCTGGCCGTTGACCAGTTCGACCTTGTAGCCGATCGCCCGCTTCTCTTCTTCGGAAAGCTCAAACCGGTCGATTAATTTCCAGAAGGCCCGCATCTCGCTGACATTGGCCTTCTGCGCGCCCAACAGGGCGCCCAGGTTCAAGCGCTGTTGATGATCGAGAATCAATTGCATAGGTTCTCCTTCAGAGCATCTTCTTAATCGTGACCTCGACCGAGGCCTGCAGGGCGACGTCGTCGATGCCCGAGCCAGCCGATTGCACAGCGGTGTCCATGACCGTCGGGGGCTGAACCTGTGTGGCCGTCTGGTCCGGGTTCTGTATACATTGCCCAGCCCAACGCAGCAGTGTGTTGTAAGCCGGCTGGGTGTTGGGCCCATCGAGGATCGATTCGGCAAACTTCAGGCAGGCGACTTTTACCCTCCCCCTGAAGTTCAGGTCGTTCATCAGGGCGGCGGACTGGTCGTAGGTTAGCGTGGTGGCTGGGGGAATCGGTACGATCACGGTTCCCGTATTGGCGGGCATCATTAGTTTGTCCTTTCTTCCAGGGTCTCCAAACGCCGAGAGAGTTCTTGCACGGCTAGAACTAGATGGAGTGTGATTTCGGCGGGGCTAACGCAAAGCAGGTCGGTCTCCTCCTCCTCCGGCTGCAATCTGGCCCGGCAGGAGAAGACCGCGTGGGGCAGGACCGGCTGCAGCTCCTGCGCGATCACGTTGGCGCCACGGCTGCCTTCCGCAAATCCCGCCAGGCCGTTGTACTCGAACTCGCGCGGCCGAATCTGCTCGATCACCGAGAGACCGCCAGAGAGGTCGCGGATGTTCTGTTTAATGCGGCGGTCGCTGGTGGAAGGAGAGAGATAGTATTGATTGTTGGTGCCGTTGTCCGAGCGGTTCACGCGGAACCACAGAGTGTTGCTGGAGTCGTTCCAGAATCCCAGTAAGCCATTGGCTGGAGGGCTCGGAGGGTTCATGGTGCAGTTCACCCAGGTGGGAGTGCCCGAAGAGATTGCTACGCCGTTGATGTAGTAGTTGCCGGTGACGTTGACCGAGTTGCCGATCGCTCCCGCTCCGCCGACCGCGATCCAGCTCTGAGCGATCACGGCGGGAGTGGTTATGGTCTTGGTGATATTGAAATACGTCCCGTCGTAGAAAATGTAGCTGCCGCCCGAGCTGCCGAAGTAGATCACGCCTGTATCGCTGCCGGAACGCTGGATGTTTATGTCGCCCACTTGGTTGAAGGCGCCGGTGTTGCCCAAGCCGCCGCCGGTTATGTTCAATCCGTTGCCCATGGTCACCAGACCACTAGCGAGCGCGATTTGAAACGGACGCAGAGCGTTGAAGGTGCCGTAAGGAGTACCGGAGTTCGTCAGCAGGATGTAGAAGGAGCCATCATCATGATGGAGGATGACTCCATAGTTGTTCATGGTAAGCCGTAACTGGCCCCCGACTCCACGAATCGTTACGACAGAAGCGGCGTTATTCGCGGTGGTCCCAATGGCAACGTTGCCGCCCGCTGCCTGCATGCTGAAGTTGTAGGGGCTAGCAGAGTCCCACCGGCCCGCCTGAATCCAGCTGGAGCCGTCGCTTTGCGCACCAAAGTACAGGCCCCACGCACCGTGATCGATTCCCGCGTGCGCATTGCTGGCGGCTATGGTGCCAGCACCCAAAGTCATATTCCACGCCCAGGGGCCGCTAGTGTAGACCTGCAATGGGATGGTCGGTTGCGTTGCAATACCGACTTTGTTTACCGTGAGACTGCCACTGTTGTCCAGAGACATCAGAGTTGTGCCGTTGTTGAAATTCCAACGGAGGAGCAGGTCATTGCTGGTGTAGCCGAGCCCGAACTGGTTGCTGCCATCGGGCCGATAGAATAAAATCCGCCCGCCGGAAGAGATGCCTACATTGCCCGAAGTGTCACCTGAGATGGATGGTTTCCAGGGTACCGGCGCACTGCCTGGGGTCAAGCTACCGGCTACGTTGATCGCCCATCCGGTGGCGTTTGTGGATAGCTCGACCGCAAGAGTATCTCGTGCCACCCATTGAGTGCCGTCGTATTCCGCTCCGAGTACGATCTGATTGTTGCCTTGGCTGTAGGCCAGGAAGGTGATGCAGCCGCCCGTATTAATTGCACCGCCCAGGATCTTCAGCTGCGCTGCGGTCCCCGCGCCGGTCGTGCCCTGCACGGTCAGCAGGTTTCCCGGTGTCGTTGTTCCGATGCCGACGTTTCCCGCCGCTGTGATCCGCATGCGCTCACCCAGTCCGGTGCCGGCGTCTGGCCGGGTGTAGAAGACCATGTCCGCGCCACGATTGTTGGCCGTCGCGGTAGTAAGAGGAACGCTGATCGCCGCCACGCGCCCGTCACTAGTCGAGTTGTGGGGGTCGCTAAAACAAACCTGCCCGGTCAGGTTTAGACCATCCGGCGCGCCACTCGCCAGCTCCAGGATGGCCGTGTCGGTGGGGCCTTTGATCGAGAGGAACCGGCGCGCGCCGATCGTGCCGGTAGCGCGGATCGGCACGGTAGCGGTCCCCACACCCACGTCGCCCACCGCGGTAATGCGCATTTTCTCGCTATAGCTCCCGACATTCCAGGTACTGAATACAAGGGCGCCAGAGTTAAGCGCGCCGTCCGTTATGGCAAGAATGGTCGCGATGCGTTTCTCCGCGGCGGTAATGTTGTAGTTGGCAAAGCTGAAAGCACCGACGGCTACGGAAAGTGTGGAGATGTTGGAACAAGCAAGAATCTCGCCGACCGTCGTACCCGGTGTGGCGATTGGGCCAACCATCAGCAAAGTATTGGCAGTCGCTGGCGGGGTCGCGGGATTACCGATGCCCACGTTGCCGCCGTTATAGTAGATCGCGCCGCCCGTGCCGGCCTGCCAGTAGCCACCACCACTCGCCGCCCACCTGACTCCGAGCGTCTGTGTCGAGTCTGCAGTGAGCACCTGGCCATCGGCCCCCACCGGCAGGCGCGTGTTGCCGGTGCCATAGACCATCAGGTCGCCCTTCGTCGTCAGTGGCGAGACTAGGAATGCCGGCGCGCCCGTGACCTTACTCCAGGCGAGCGACGTGATCCAAACCGGATTCGCATAGGAACCAAGAACCGAGACGGCGTTAGTGACTTGCGCTGCCGTATAATCACCCGACACCGCCACCACCGCGCCATTACGCCCGAAGACCGAAGTCACGCCACCACTCGCCGCAGCCCACTTGATGCCGAGTGCCTGCGTCGAATCCGCGGTCAACACCTGGCCATCAGCACCGACCCCGATCCGCTGCGGCTGCGCCACGCCCATCACGATCATGTCGCCCAGAGTGGTCATCGGATCCTGGAAGAAGACCACAGGCACGCCGTTCTGCCGCAGGAAACCGGTGTAGTTGATATCGCCATCGACATCGAGCAGGTAGTTAGGCAGGTTCGGGCCGATGCCGATCTTGCCATCCGAAGTAGCCCAGAAACAGGGGTTCGAGCTCGATCCAGTGAGAATTGTAAAGTTCAGTGACACGCTGATGTAGCCGGTGTTGCGAATGCCGGCGTTAAAATGCTGCGAGCCCGCCATGCCGAACCGGCAGATATTCAGCGCGTCGTTCGTCACCATGACTTCAGCACGCGCGGTCGAGTTCGACTGCTGTAACTGAATGCCGTCCCAGTTGCTCTGATCTACCTGAATGAAGATGCCGCTTGCGCCCGCGGCCTCGCCCACGCCGATCGACTTGACGTTATTGAGCTTGTAGCTGGCCGCGCCAATGTCACTCAGCCAGGGGGTCTGCGACCCGCCGCCCACGGCCGGCGCCCACTTGATCCAGTCGGGCTGAGTAGAATCAGCCATCAGCACATAACCATCCGGGCCCACCCCGAAGCGCGTGGTGACGCCGGCACCATTGCGCACGATCAGATCACCGGGATACTGAGTCGGATCAGCCATGCCCGGGTTGGGGCCGGTGAAACTGATCACGGCATGGTTGCCGACCATCTGCCCGGTGAGGGTCATGTTGGCGCCGGCGTTGAGGTCCAGGTTCACGGCCGAGCCGACCAGAGAGCCATTCACGTAAACACCAAGCGCGGTGCCGAGCGAGGTGAGAGTGATGTTCACCCGGTTGTTGGCCGAGTCGTCCACCGCCTGGATCGAGATCCCGGTCCCACCAATGAAATTGAGCTCACTGCGCATGGCCACAAACGATCCGCCATCCTGGACCCGGATGCGCTGCACGGTAGTGTCTTCCACGACCGAGAGCGTGAGATCCTGCGCCAGGCTCCCCCCGCCGGTCAGACCGGTGGCCGTGTTGATCATCCGGGTAACGGGAACGACCGTAGCGGAAAGCGGCGCCCACACTACTCCCAGGGGCTGACTCGAATTGGCGGTAAGCACATTGCCGTCAGGACCGACCGGCAGCGCGGCGATCGTGGTCGCGCCGCGTACGATAATTTGGCCTTTGGCAGTCGTCGGATCATACATCACGCTCGCGTACTTCAAGCCGAGCGTGGAAGTGGAATCGGCGACCAGCGCCTGGCCATTAGCGCCGGCGCCCAGGCGTGTGGTGCCGGTGGGCCCGCGCACGATAAGATCGCCGACGGTGGTGGTCGGATCGATCAGGACGTTGCCGCCGCTAGAGACCAGGTTTCCAGTGACCGTGAGGTTCGGGAAAGTGGCCTGGTTGGCATCGAAGAGATAGTCCGCACCGCCCGAGCCGTCAGCGTGAGTCACGTGGAACCACCAGGCCGGCGTCGTGTTGACTCCGGCGCCTACCCAGGCGCCATCGCTCGGCACATAATAGGCCAGGAGCGTGGAATCGGCCGGTGCCACAGCCGCGCCAGGCACGGTCGGATGCTGGAATGCGTCGAAGCGCGCCTGGCGCGCCATCACCGCACCATCCGGCTGCAGGTAGAGGAACTGACCGACCGCGCCAAAGCCGGTGCGCAGCCAGATGTTGCCGCCATTGTCGCAGCCGATGCCGGCCCAGCCGGGCGCCGCGATCGGCGCGATCTGCTGGAAAAGAAAGCCGGCCTGGCCTGACGGGATCTCGACGCGCGCCGCGCCCGAGACCGGCACGGAGTTGCTCAACCCCTTGCCGGGCATGAAGCCACCGCCGCCCGCGACCAGGGCGCCATTAGAAAAGAAGAGCGTGTTAAGGGCAGCTGGATTGTATTCCGAGTGATCCCAAAGATTGAGCTTGGTCTCGACAGTGACATCGGCCAGGAAGTTTTTCGGGCCGGCAAAATTCTGCGCCGCGGTAGTTACCACACCGCGCGCATTGCCGCCGGCGTCGGGCACATTAATGGTGACCGTATTCCCTAGAACCACCGGTGACCCAATCACCGAAAGGTCTGCGTCGGGAGTGCCGCTCACCGCGACTTTGATGTAGTTCGGGTCAAAATTGTAATTGGTGACGTAACCGGGAAACCAGCTGGTCCCATTCCACTGCAGGAACATTCCAGGCTTGGCGCCCACGCTGGTCAGCTGGATCGGGTTGATCATGACCGAGGGCTGCACCGGGAAGTTCACTACGATCTGCGAAAGGTTGACCTGGCTGACCGCCGGAATAATCCAGTACTCCTCGTAGAGCGCGCCGTTCTCTAGTTCATATTTGGCAATGTAGTAATTGTTCAGGGGCTGCGTCCCGGCGTTGGCCTGCAGCTCCATGTCAATCACACCGTCCACGATGTCGCTCTCGATCATGCCGCCAGCGATCGAGACCCCGCCGCCCACCAGGAAGGCGTTCCACCACACCACCACGCGGCCATTGACCACGCGGCCGTCGGCGTAGGTGATCTTGTCTTTGATCTCGGTCATGCGGGTATCGAGGTGATCGTCCAGCTGGCCGGGCCCTGCTGGCCCTGTAAGCCAAGCGAAGCGTAGTATTGGGTGCCGTTGTAATAGAACTGGATGGTGAAGGCGCCGTGCCGGTAATACATGCGGACCACATTCGGCGGCACGCCATCCAAAAAGCCCTGCGCCACTTCCATCACGATCGTGCCGCAGAGGCTGGTAGTCTGCTGTGGCTCGGGGCCGATGTGAATCGTGCCCAGCGGGTTGCCGGGCACAGTGCCCCACAGATCCAGGCGATTATTCGTCAGCGAGAGGTACTGCTGCCCGGCGGCGAAGAAAGCATGGCCAGAGGCGTCGATGTAGCCAACCTGGTTGCCGGAAGCATCCTGCCAGACCTGCAGGTTCCCGCCGCCGCCGCGGACCACAAACGCCGGCTCGTTGGCCGGGCACCAGACATTCACATGGCCGCCCAAGTCTCCATAGTTGCCAAGCGTGGTGTGGCCAGTGTTGCGGAAACAGGAAAGGTGGTAAACGCCGACCGTGGCAGCGTCGTTGTAGCTCAATAGCACTGGATTACTGCCGCTATTGCCGCCGGTCTCGTTGGTCGCGTCCAGGCCGATGGTCATACGCGCCAGGCCGCCGACCGCACACACCAGGCGATGGGGAGAGGTAGGCCCCGGGTTGTCTAGCCAGATCTCGGCCGTATAAGCGCCGCCCACGCTCAACGGGTGCGACGGGCTCGCACCGCCAATTCCCAGACCGACCCCCGGGATGTAGCGGAAATTGCCATCCTGCGTCATCTGGCTACTGGCATTGATAAACAACACGCAGTTCGGCGCCGAGCCGGCGATCGCGCCGCCGATCGCCATGCTGACCGTAGTCCACTGTGGACCGGCCGCCCCCACCGTCAAGGCCTGCCCGCTCGAGCCGATCGGCAACCGCACCAGGGCTCCGCCAGCCGAGCGGTAGTACATATCGTAGGCCGCGTCACCACCCAGGCTGAGAGTTACCGAGGGTCCGAGAATCGCCGTCGAGATCGTGGCCTGGCCGAAGGTCGTCGGCTGTGTGAAGTTCGCCGGCTGATTGAAGGTCGTGCTGCCATTAATCACCAGCGACGTGATCACCTGGAGGTTATCGACCTGCAGGTTCGCAGTAATCCCGACCACGCTCGAATTGGTGCCAAGGCCATCGGCGTAAAGGATGGCCGAGGCGTGGGAATGCACTACGTAATGCGAGCCCGCGCCCTGCTGGAAGATCAGGTTGAAACCACCGGTAGTGTTGTTGATGACGAAGTAAATCTTCTCTGCCGTGGTAGGCACGATCGAGATGGTGGCGTCCTGAGTGAGTACACCAGTGAAGACGAGGACTTTGTTGCGACCCTCGCTCGTCGCGCCCTGGTTGGTGGTGATCGAGTAAGCTGGCGCCGACAATTGAATGGTCAGATTACCGTCGATCGCAGTATCGAGAAAATCGTAGTCGTTGTTGGCAGTGTTGCCCCAGACGCCCGCCTGCTCGCCGGTCGCCGGCTTCTCAAGCCCGAGGTTCTGCGTGTAAGTTGACGGCATTATTTCGCCTTCCAGGCCTGCCGCACCGGCGGCTTCTTTACACTCCAGCGTTGATAGGGCGCGCGCGTCGTCTTCCAGCCGGTCTCAGCTTGCACATAGCCGAGCGGAATGGTGAGCGCAGGCATATAGAGCAATACCTGGACATTGATCTGTCGCGTCGTCATGAGATGCGAATCAAGGCGGTACTGGGCGTCGGCTGCGGCATCCGCACCCGGAACTCCCCGTGATTAGAAACCTGCACGCCGCCGAAGTTCAGCACGGCTACGGCGCGCTGCTGTTTGGTCTGGTTATAGATCATGGCGCCGCTGGCTATGAGCACCGAATCCGACCAGACCGCATCGTCGAAGGTCACATAGGCAGTGCGCGCCGCCTGAAAGATCTGCGGATGGTAGAGAGCCTGGCCGCCGGCCAGGTAACCGAAGCCTTCAGCCTCTCCATAGGGCACGTAGAACTTGGTATCCGCGCCCAGGTCGGCACCTTCCCCATAGAGCGCCATCTTGAATTCATCGGTCATAAAATCGTGCACCGCCTGCAACAGCTCGGCCTTGAAAGAAGTGACCGCGGTCGAGCCTCCGATCATGAGTTCACCCGTGTATCCGGCTCCTGGTAGGTGTCCTTCTTGGCCCGCGACTTGGCGTACTCGGTCTTATCCATGGTCACGTCGCTCTCGAACGCATCGTTATAGCGCTGGTACTGGTTGTCTTCGGCCTTCTGGTATTTCACCGCGTCGAGCAGCGAGCCTGAGAGTAGCGAATGAGCGAAGTGATCGCCCAGCCAGGTGTTCTGCGCTACCACGATCGAGGGCGGCTGATAGAAGTACGCCATCTGCGCGATGTAATCGATGGCCGGCGTGGGGCCGACAATCAGCGTAGTGTCGTTGAGCAGACTATAAAAGCGCGGCTCATCCTGAAAGCTGGCATCCGGGTAGCACTCACTTAGAAACTCCGGGTCCTTGTTGATCAGTGGGATCAGGCGCGAGCCGTCCTGCAGGATGAGCGAATCGGGGGCGAGGAAGTCGTTAGGCACACCGATTTGAGCGATACCGGCAGTGACCGTCCCCACCCCGTCTTTACGGAACTTCGGGAGATTGACGCGCAACTGAATGCGGCTCTCCGCCAGCATGATGAAGTTGTCGATGTTATCGACGAAGCTGGCTTCGAAATCCTGGGCGTACTCCTGGATCGCCGCCCTCAGTTGCACGTAGTTCATGGCTTAGTAAATCCCCGAGAAGTTGCACCCCTTGGTGGCGATGCCGCAGCCGCGTACCTTGCCGCCCTTGGCATAGGTGCCCTGGAAGCGATCGCCTTTCTTCGCGATCCCGCGGCGAGCGCCGGCCTTGCCGCCCTTGACTTCACCCTTCGAGACCGCCGAAACCCTGTCGTGCTGAGGAGCTTTTTTAACCGAGACGTCAGGGAAACCGCGGCGCACTTTGGCCACACCGCCGGCGGCCATCTTCTCGGCCTCGCACTTCCCGCCTTTGTTTTTGCGCATGGCCTCGAGCTTCTCGGCCAGGCGCGCCCGCTCGCCGACCTTGCCCTTCTTTTTCGCAGCCTTGGCGAGCTTCCCCTCGGGGATGGTTTTGTTCTTGGGCACGTGCAGATCTTTGTGCAGCGCGCCTGGCTTCTTGATGGCATCGGCGATCCACTTACCGCCCTTCTTCATGCCGGGAGGTCCGGGAGGAGGCGGCGGCGGGGCCGCGGCAGCTGCCGGCAACGAAGCAGGCCCACCACCCACCACCGGCGGCGCCGTACCTTCGTCATCCTCGTAGTCGTACGGATTAGGGGTCGAGACCGGCTTGTCCTTCTTGGGAATTCTGGCGACTTTGACCTTGGGCGGCTTGCGTTTCAGCACGCCGCCCTTGGCCTTTTTGATCGGCTCGGGAACGTCTTCGGCAGTGCGCGAGATATCCCCCCACTGCCGATCAGGACGCAACTTCTTGGCTTCGGTGTCGCCATCCTGTCTGACCTCGCCGCCCCTGGCCATGCCAGCACTGAGCGCCGGCGGCGGCGCCATCGGAGGCGCGCCAGGCGCAGGCATGCCGGCGCCCGGAGTCATTGGCCCCAAGGTTCCAGGCATAGGCATACCGCCACCTGGCATGCCGCCGCCCGGCATCCCCGGCATTCCAGCCATCGCGCGGCGCCGCATGACAGCCTGCTGAATCGCCGCCGGGTTCAAGCCCGGGGCGCCAGGCCCGGCGGGGGCCGCGGCACCCGGAGCACCCGACGCGAAGTTCGGTGGCGGCGGACCACCCATGCCAGACGTCAGTCTCCCTATTCCCGGAGGCGGTACCCCAGGAGGAACCCCAGCCACCGGCGGTGGCATACCTGCGCTACGCTGCTGGTTCATCATCGCCGGCGGCGGAGCCATAGCGGCGCCGCCAGGTCCCGGCGGCGGAGCTCCCGGGAGCATCGCCGGAGGCGGCCCCATAGGGGTGGGGCCAGGAGGCATTCCCTGGAACGAAGCACCACCCGGGGGCGCTCCTCCTCCCGGAAACATTCCAGCCCCTCGCTGTTGAGCGAGCATGGCCAGTATCTGAGGCGACACACCGCCACCCTGGAGCGCCCCTATTCCTCCCGTAGGGCCGCCATCCTGAAATCGACGTGCTCGTGGACCGCGTATTCTCATGACCTTCGCTCCTTCATGGCTGCTTCCCTTGTTGCATCGCCTGGTCGGCCTTCAAGAAATCCCGAAGTTCTTTTTCGGTTACCGCTTTGGCTTTCGCTTCGGCCGCCTGCTCTGCCGCCATCGCCGCCTGCTCGAGTGCCGGGGAGGGCGGTTGACCATTGATCCAGTTGCCAGGCGGGTACATCGTTCGGCTGGCGCTCAGACCGGTATCGGGCCGCGCGTTGCGTAGTGCCTGTGGATCAGAGCAAACGTAGCGGTCCAGAAAATTCTGCGGATGATCGGGATCCCAACAAGTAGGACAGGAGAGCAGGCCGGTCTTCTTGCCGCGCACGGTCGTGCCCTTCAATCCCAGAAGCTTGAAGCGAATCCCGCAGATGTCGCACATCCCCCAGGCGTATTTGCCGGTCGCGAATTTGTTGGAATGCGCCATCGTGCCTCACACAAATCGCAGGTAGCCTCCCGGGACGAAGCGGAAAGCAGCGCGATCGCGATCCTGGTCGCTAGCCAAAGTGAACTGCTCTTGATACTCGTCTTTGAGCATCTGGATGCGCGGCACCGCGTTGGGATCGGTGCTCTTGAGTGCCATGTAATAAGCCAGGCCGGCGATCATGGCAGGAATAAAACGCCAAGGGATATCTGGCACACCCACGCCACCCGGAGCGAGCGGCGCAATGCGGCGCAGCCGCCACCAGACCAGCTGGTAGAGCGAGCCGACCGGCGGGACCATCCATATGTTGAAGTACGGCTGCACCTCGCGCCGCACGTTGATGATGGTGGGACGGCCACTGGCGCGCTTGTTGGTGATAGCGGTGTACTCAGGCAGGGTCATGCGATCGAGCGGCAGATCGTTATACTGCTGCGGCGAACTGCCACCCGAGCCACCTCCCCACAGAGTGCGGACCACTACCTCGATCAGGTCCACGGTATCTTCGGGGAGATCGTACTCGTTGACATCCGGCAGCAGGTCGAGTATTACCGGACCCTCGATGGTCCACAGGTTCAGCCCGCGGTTGGCCCACTCGATCGAGAGCAGCTCGAGCGCACGCCGGGCGGTGCGCAGCGAGTAGCCAGAACGAAATTCGATGCCGGCGCGCTCGCTCGCCTCCTGCGCGATTTCCACCACGTCGAAGGTCGGCCAAACCGAAGGAGGTGCAGACATTATTTCGCCTTCCTGGCTTCGGAGAGTGCGATCGCAATCGCCTGCCGTCGGTTCTGGACCTTGGGGCCGTGTTTAGAGCCGCTCGCGAGTGTGCGGTGTTTAAACTCGTGCATGACCTGGTGCACCTTTTGGGCGCGCCGCGCCTTGGAGATCATGTTGACGAGATTATAGCTTACGCTTAAGGCGAAAGCTGTGATAACGGGAGACGAATTCTAGGCCTAGTCGAGGGCGGAGGCTCAGGCGCCAGCCGGAGGAAACTCGCCGTAGGAGGCCACGGTCTCCTGATACTTCGGCATTTGGGGAAGCATGGCGAGCTTCTTTTTGATGGCCTCGCGGTCCACCGAATTAAAGACCGAAAGGTCATCATTTGGGTAGCGCAGATAGACAGCAAACAGACCGATCAGGGTCGCCTCTTCCGGTGTAGCCCAGCTGATCATGAACCGCGCAAAGTCCAGGGCCAGAGGCTCCCGACTAATCCGGTTGATGTACAGCATTAAGCCCTGCTCGAGCGCATCGCTGACACGACGGCCCTTTTTCTTCATCAGCCCCGCGGTCATCTCCAAGAGCTGTTCATTGAGGCGGACACTAATCTGAGTCTTTTCTCGCTTACGGCCTGGGCGCTTCTTTTTGACCTTAGGCTTCTCGTCGCTGTTTTCCATTGTCCGTCTTTCCAATCGTCGTCAACGGTACAATCGCCCGCGTCACCCGCGGATCTTCCGTTGACTTTAACCGTGTGACGGAATAGAGTCGAAATCGGCCTCGTCACGTAAATTATCCCGGTCCCTATCAGCCGGGATGGAGACGGAAATTATGACGACCACCGCTCTAAAACCGCCACAACCACTACCCAGCAGTCTAGCCGAACCCCAACAAAACATACACAAAATTTGTGAAGAAGATGTAGAAAAGCTCGCGCAACTCTTGCGGAGTAACACAGTTGAAGGCGAAGTACTACGGGTTTTAACTTATTATGCCAAGGCTTATCCGAGCCCACGAAGACCGCAAGATCTGCGAATCCTTCTAACTCTCAGCAACGCCCTACAACGCGCAGCGCGCTTGGAATATCAGAAACGCCCTAAAACCACCGGAAAAACCCGGAGTACCACAAAGTGAACCTCCCGCTGGCGCCGCCGATCCGCGTAGCCCGCCCACGCTGGGAACACCAGCAGCGAGCCTTCGAGTTCGTAGAAAGGCTGTGGAAAACCGGCCTGCATGGCGCCATGTTGCCCATGTGGATGGGCACCGGCAAGACCCGCGTGGCGATCGACCTGATGACCGCTTTCGGCCTGCGCATTGTCCTGGTGCTCTGCCCTTTGCGAGTGGTTCCGGTCTGGGCCCAGCAAGTCAGCGAATACGCCGACGGCTACGAATGCCTGATGCTCGACGACCGCGCCGGCACGATCGAAACCCGCACACGCCGCGCTAAGGACGCCGTGACCTGGGCGACAACCCGCAATCAAAAACTGGTCATTATCATCAATTACGAGTCGGCGCGCTCTGATCCTTTTGCCACCTGGGCTTTGCACAATATCTGGCCACTGGTTATCTGCGATGAGAGCCACCGCCTGCGCCTGGCAAGCGGCCTGACCTCACGCTTCACCGCGCGATTAGGAATGCGCACCCGCTACCGGCTGGCACTGACCGGCACGCCGATGGCCCATGAACCTCTAGACATTTGGGGTCAATTCAGGTTTTTAGACCCGAACGTGTTAGACCCAACATTCGGCAGCTTCAAACTGCGCCACGCCGTGATGGGCGGCTACTACGACCGCGAGATCAAGGGCTGGAAGGACCTCGACCAGCTCAACCGCAAGTTCTATTCCATCGCCTTCCGTGTCACCGAGGATGTACTCGACCTGCCGCCGGAACTGGATGAGCCCTGCTATGGCGAGCTCAGCCAGCGCGCCCAGAAAATCTACGACGACATGGAAGAGGACCTATTGGCCTGGGTTGCCGAAGACCGAGAGGTGACCGCGGCCAACGCGCTGGTCCGCCTGCTAAGGCTCCAACAGATCACCAGTGGCGTGATCACGGACGACGCCGGCGAAGAGCACCAGATCGACCGGACCAAAGAGGATCTCCTCTCAGACCTATTGAGCGACATCGACCCAGGCGAGCCCGTAGTGGTGTTTGCCCGCTTCAAAGCCGACCTCAAGGCCATCCACCGCGCCTGCTCACAACTCGGACGGCCTTCGGCCGAGTTGAGCGGCACAACCGACGAGCTCGAGCTCTGGAAGCAGGGCGGCGCCGACGGGCCCACGATCCTCGCCGTACAAATCCAGGCCGGCGGCGTGGGCGTGGATCTGACCCGCGCGCGCTATGCGGTGTACTACTCGACCGGCTTCTCACTCACCGACTACCTCCAATCCCGCGCGCGGGTCCGCCGGCCGCCCCAGACGCGCCCGGTGACTTACTATCACCTGCTGATTCGCGGATCCATTGACGAAATCGTACGGCGCGCGATCGAGCGGCGCCAGGACCTAATCGAGAGCACATTATCTGAAATCAAAAAATCCCAGCTCGGCGGGCGTGTAGCCGAGACAAGGAGTTGAATGAATGTTCGCAGGCAACGACGAAATCGTCTCACTAACCAACGAGAGCCCGGAGCACCAGGCCTTCTCTCAATTCGTTCGCCTTACCCTGCGCAAGCGCGAGATCGCCGCCGAAGCCCGCGAGCTCGACAGCCGGCTGCGCGCACTCGAACCACAGGTACTGGCTTATCTCGGAGAGGGTGGCTACCAGCGCCTCAAGATCGAAGGCTACACGCTCTCGCCACACCGCGATCCCTGGGTGTCGCGGGCCCCGGGTTTCAGCGACCAGGATGTGATCCAGGCGCTGAGAGCGAGCGACCTCGGCCAATACGTCAAGGAAGTCTACTCGGTCAAGTCACTGACCTCGTACTTGCGCGACCTGGAAGAGGCCGCCGGCACTATCGAGAACAGCGCGGCACTGCTGCCAGAGCCGCTCGCCAAGGTATTGCAGATCAAACCCACGTACAGCGTACATGTCACCAAGACCTGGCGCTAGTCAAAAACAAAAACTCTCCGCCGCGTTTTATGAAGTGAGCGACGGAGAGTAATCGAACCAAAACAGAAAAGGAACCACACTAATTATGGCAGAAGAAAGAGACCTCACCCTCCAGGAGCCAGGCTCGGAGGTGATCCAACCCTACCCTCTGCTCCGCCAGCAAGGCCAGCAGAACATCCTAGAACTGATCGAAGAGAATCTGGGCGGCCAGAACTTCTCGGTCCTCAACTTTCCGCGGATCCAAATGCCCTCGGGCGGCGCCCTCATCTTCCGCGAGCAGACGCTTTCGGGCGAAGCCAACGACCGGGAGCTGGAAGGCATCATGATCGCCTGGCGGCCGGCGCGCATTTTTTATCGGGAGAAATTCGGCGGCGGACGCAAGCCGCCGGATTGCACCTCTAAAGACGGCCTGGTCGGTATCGGCGACCCCGGTGGCCGCTGCTCGGACTGCCACTACGCGCAGTTCGGTACCGCCACCGACACCAATGGCAAACCGGCCTCTGGCCAAGCCTGTAAAGAGATCCGGCAGATCCTGCTCCTAAGACCGGACGAGATTTTGCCACACCTACTGAGCGTGCCCCCGACCTCGCTCAAGGCCTTCATGCAATACAGCATGCACCTGCTGAGCGCGCGCATTCCATATTGGGGCGTGGTCAGCAAATTGACCCTCGAGAAGGCCAATAACGAAGGCGGCATCGCTTACGCACGCATAGTCTTCCAGCTCGGCAAACGGCTCTCTAACGCCGAACAGTCCGCGCTCTATCCGTATCACCGGCGCATGAAGGAGATCCTGGTGCCATCGGTGATCGATGCTAGCGACTACGTGGTACAAGACGACACCCTGAAGTAGAACGGTGGCGCGCTTCTCCACTCCACGCGAATCCACCATCGTGCGCGCGATCCTAAAGGCCTTGGGCCAAGTGCCCGGCCTGGTCGCGCGCAAGCGGTGGGGGACCGCGCTCGGCAAAGCCGGAGATCCAGATCTCTATGGCTCTTTCAACGGAAAACATTTTGAGCTCGAAGTGAAGCGGCCGGGCGAAGAGCCCACACCTCTTCAGTGGGCGCGCCTGGCGGAGTGGCAGGAGGCCGGCGCCACGATCGGCGTGGTCCACAACAGAGCCGAGGCCCTAGAGGCACTCGGGATTCGAAAGACCGTGAGCTGAATGAGTCAACCGGATTTCCCCTACAGCCCGGAAAAGACCCTCCGCTATCGCGAGCGCAAGGCCAAAGGCCAGCTGCGCATCGGCCATCCGATCGAGCTCGCCAATGCCACCGTCGAAGAGTTCGTCCGCGTGCTGGGCGCCAAACCAATCGAACTCAAAGATGTTCCGGTGGATGTAGAGTACGACGACGCCACCCTGACCTACTGGGATGGCGAGAAGTTCCGCGACTTCAAAGACTGGCCGCCCTACACGGTGGTCACACCGCCCGCCGATCCGCTAGCCGGCGCCAAGATCGTTCACGCACTACTCGAGACCGCCGGCCACACTGGCGACCCGGAGTGGAGAGTTATGGTCACGCTGCGCAAGATGGGCGGGCGATGGCTGATGTGGGCCGGCGCCTGGCCCAGCGACCCCAAGGAGAAGCGGCCGCGTCCGACACGCCGCAAGGATTTCGCTAGTCCCTTCGCCGAACACTCGCGCCAGACCGCGGAGCTCTGGTATGGGACGCCCGTCGATGGTTGGCATGCTGGTCCTCCCCCCGGCACGCCGCAACGTAAACCCGCACAACGCAGCACTCGACCATGAACGCACGCGAATTCCTATACCAACTATGGGGCGACAAATCTGACGAAGGCTACATCCTGATCTGGACGCTGCAGGGCGAAAACAAATTCTCTTACTTTCGGCGTACCGCCGAAGAAGCAGCCCAGGTAGTGGCCGGCCTGGGCAATGTGGATACCTACGTGGGAGTCGGATTATCTCCCCAGGACTACGGCATCAAACTCCGCTGCCTGGCTACCGACGTCATCGCCATCACCGGCGCCTGGGCGGATTTCGACCTGAAAAGCGCAGCCCACGATAAGCCCCTGCCGGCCACAATCGAGGACGCCCTGTCGCTGATCCCGCCCGAGCTCCAACCCACACTCATCATCATCACCGGCAACGGCATCCACTGCTGGTGGCTACTGCGGGAGATCTTCTACTTCGAGAAGCCTGAAGACCGCGAGCTCGCCCAGCGCACCGTCTACCGCCTGCAGAACCTGCTAAAGCTGGCGGCGGGCGCCCGCGGCTGGAAGTTCGACCGGCTGGCGGACCTGGCGCGCGTCCTGCGCGTCCCGGGTACAAAGAACCTCAAAGACACCGCCAATCCCAAGCCGGTCACGGTCTACCGCTCGGGCGGCCCGCGTTACAACCTGAGCGATCTGGAGTGGTACCTGGACCAGGCCGGCATCCCGGGACCGGAAGGCGAGACGCGGCCGCTAGCGAGCTCCGAGCCAGAGCCGGCCGGTACCGCGCGCCGCGGGCGTCCGCCACTTCCCCGAGTCGCGAGCGACCTGGTGATCAACCTGAATGCCGAGATCCCAAAAGAAGATCTCGAGCTATGGACCGAAGGCAATCCGCGCTTTCGGCAGACCTGGTTTCGCCAGCGGCGTGATATGCCGGATCAATCGCAATCCGGCTACGACCTGGCGCTAGCCGACTTCGGCTTCGATCTCGGGCTCAAACCGCAACAGATCGTCGATCTGATCGTCCACCACCGGCGACTTCACAACCAGAAGGCCCGTACCCGCATCGACTACTTCGAACGCACGCTGGGCCGCGCCGCGGTGAGGGAGGGGGTAGCCGGTGGCACGGCCGCCGGGCCACCGGCCGACGAGGAGGCCGAGGAAGTAGAAACCGAGGCCGACGCCAAAACCAGTACCGAACCCGGCGCCAAAGCCGAGGCCGCCGACCAGGCCAAGCCTATCGACACGCCGCCGGCGGCCACCACGCTACCGGCGGACCCCATGCTAGCCCGCGCCGCGCGCACCGAACAGCTAGCCAATGATCTGCGCATCCCGCTCCTCAGGATTTCCTGCACCAAAGAGAAAAATCCCACCTACCTAATTGAGTTCTATGACGGCTCGACCGCGGTCGAGATGCCCTCGATCGATGCCCTACTGTCCCAGAAGGCCTGGCGCAATACCATTGCCGGCGCCCTCCATCACTTCATCCCACCCTTCTCGCGCGCCGCCTGGAACCGGCTCTCCCAAACCATTCTGGACGCCATCGTCACCTTAGACCTGGGGCCCGAGACCGATTCGGTCGGCAGCTTGCGCGTCTTTCTCGATCAATACCTGGGCGAGACCCGCTTCGTCACCGACCTGACTCGACAGCCTGCCAAGCACCGCCAGCATCCCACCATCCTCGAGGACCGGGTGGCGATCTCTTCTCTGCACCTGCGCACCTACCTCGCGCAACGTCACTCCTTGGCCCACTCGCCTACCTCGATGGCGCGCGCGATCGAAGCCATCGGCGCGGTCAAGCGGCGCATCCGCATCCCCAAGACCTCGAGCGACTATATGCGGTGGCTGTTGCCGGCCGACGACTATCCGCCCGAAAACTTCGTCAACCTGCGTCCCAACCTCGACCCCGACGACAAGGAGCCATCCGATGAGTAGAGCTGAGCGCTTTCCCTCCGGCCCGGAAGATTTTTTAGAGCCCGGCGTCAGCCTGGTCGAAGAGATCATCGACCAGGCCACCCGCGCCGCGCTCGACCAGCTCGGCTACGCCGACAACGACACCGAGAACAGCTACCTGATCTTCGGCGCGCCCGGCACCGGGAAAACCACCGCCATCGAGTACAAAGCCCGCCAGGAGTGGCAGCGGCGGGGACCGCAGGCCCTGCTATTGCCCGGCTTTGCGCGCGCCAGCGCCAAGGAGCTGGCCAGCCGCCACCTGCCGCTCGAACCGCGTTATGTGGGCACGCTGCACTCCCACTGCTTCCACGCGCTCGGCGAACCCCGGATCGCGGAGAAGACCAAAGACGCCATCGAGCAATGGAACCGGGAATATCCCGGCTGGCCGATCGAGCGGCAACACAAAGGCGCGAGTGATCTGGTGTTCGGCGACGATGGCGGAGACGAAGACAAGATCTCCTGGCTCGACGACGTCGCGCGCCTCCGCGGGCTCAAGCGTCCCTTCACCCTCTGGCCCAAAGACCTGCAGGACTGCTTCCAGGCCTGGTGCAGGTTCAAGAAGCACCATAGCCTGGTTGATTTCCCCGACCTGATCGACCTCGCCAAAGCCAACTTCCGCGCCGCGCCGGGCAACCCCGAAGTGATGTTTACCGATGAAGCCCAAGACCTGCCGCCACAACAGCTCGACCTCGTCTGGCAGTGGAACCGCGCCGCCCAGTTCGGCATCATGGCCGGCGACGATGACCAGGCGATCTTCGGCTGGCTGGGTGCCGACGCGCATTTCTTGTTGGCCCGCAATCTTCCCGAAGACCACAAGCTGGTCCTCGGCAAGTCACACCGCCTGCCGGGGCGGATCCACGCCGTGGCCACACGCTGGATTGAG